CGGGAGGGGCGCCTAGCTAGTGCCCCTCTCGCGAACGCGTAGCAGTACAGCAGGCCAGGCCCCGCAAGGATAAGCCTGGGCTCGCCCGGCGCGGCGACACGCGCAAGGCAGGGCCGCGAAAGCGACAACCCTCCGATGGTAGTGAACGCAGTGAGGCAGTGAACTACACCAGCCCAAGGAGGGCACAATGTCGCAGCAGATCCCCACCGCATACGTCAAGCAGTTCCACGGCGACGTGGAGATGATCGTCCAGCAGGAAGGCTCCGTACTGTCCGAGTGCGTGCGGAACGAGAGCCAGAACTCCGAGATCCAGTTCTACGAGCAGATGGGCCCCACCCAGGCCACCCGCTTCACCGACCGGCACGGCGACAGCCCGCAGGTCAACAGCCAGCACCTCCGTCGCGCCGTCACCCTGGAGTCGTACGACTGGGGCGACTTCATCGACAAGGTGGACAAGGTCCAGATCCTGATCGATCCGACCAACCCGTACGCGCAGGCCGCGGGCTGGGCGCTCGGTCGCGAGCGCGACCTGATCATCCTGGAGGGCATCTACGGCTCCGCGCTCACCGGCAAGGAGGGCTCCACGTCCGTGACGTTCGCGGCCGAGGTGACGCCCGCCACCACGCGTGAGGTGGCCGTGGACTTCGGCGGGACCGCCGTCGGTCTCACCATCGCCAAGCTGATCGAGGCGCGGCGACTCCTGAAGCGCAACAAGGTGATGCTGAAGCGCGAGAGCCTGTACTGCGCGCTCACGTCCCAGCAGGAGGCCGACCTGCTGAACACCACCGAGGTGACTTCCGCCGACTACAACAGCGTCAAGGCGCTGGTGCGCGGCGACGTGGACACCTTCCTGAACTACACCTTCGTCCAGACCGAACTGCTGGCCGACGAGAACGCGGCGCTCTTCCTCTCGTCCACCCATCAGCGCGTGCCGGTGTGGGTCAAGAGCGGCGTGCTGCAGGCGACTGCCATCGAGATCCAGACCGACGTGGTCCGTCGCTGGGACAAGCGCGGCTCGTGGTACGTGTACGCCATGGGCATGAGCGGTGCCGTGCGGATGCAGGGCCACAAGGTCGTCAGCATCCTCTGCGACATCCCGTAGCCTGGGCTGACGCAGATCTGATCGAGTAACCCCACATCAAACAAGGAGGGCCTTTCAATGGCTCTGTCGCCTCTCCATTCCTCGCAGTACCTCGTCTCCACCACCAAGCCGATCCAGCGCGTGGACGGTGCGGACTGGGGCGCTTCTCTGAAGTCCTCGGTGGGCTCGCTCACCTTCACGGCGGCCGGTACGGGCACCGCGAAGATGGTGACCCTGCCGGCCGGGAGGAAGATCATCTTCCCGGATCTCTGCCGCATCGTGGCGCCTCAGGGCTCCACGAACGCCGATCTGCACGTGGGCCACTCGGCCTACGTCGAGCCGGACGGCGATACGGTCTCCGCGGATGACAACGCGTTCGCGGACAACCTCGACCTGGGCGGTGCCGCACTCGACCAGGCCTTCGCGCTCCCCGCGGTCGGTTACTACGTGATCGACTCGAAGGGGCCGGTGGACATCGAGGTGCTGATCGACACCGCCAACAGCGCTGCCGCGGGCGAGATGTTCCTGCTCGTGGTCTGGGCTGCGGTCGGGAAGTAGACAACACCAGCGGCGGGCGGGTCGTTCACGCGGCTCGCCCGCCGCATCCATCCTCGACATGGCACTCCAGCCCTTCAACGAGACAACGTGGCATCTGCGGTCTTCCATGACGCTACTGCCTCTGAACGGAATCTATTCCGGTATCGTCGCGTCTCTCGCGTCTGGATACTATGACCGTGAATCGGGCGTGATTCAGGTCTTCGCGAATACAGCGCACCATTTCAATGGATTCACGAACACCGCGCAGTCCTCGCTCGATCATGGGCGCACCTGGGCTCCGACCTTCAACGAAAGCCAGAACATCGGATTGAACATCGCTACGACCGGAGGATTCTCTCTGCCGCATCCTGCGAATGACGGCAGGCGCATTCACTTTCAGTTCCGCTGGGATTGGACGAAGGCGTTCCTGTTGGCCGATGGCACCCTGCAGCCAGGCGGGATCGATCTGTATGGCAGTGAGAGCGGATCTGGATTTTCCTTCGTGCAACGTCTCCATTCCTGGCCGGCAATCAATCAGATCGGCGGAAATGGTGGGCAAGCAGCCTGGAACGTATTTCCGTCTCTGAGCGCTCCGATCCTGCTGGAAGGCACTGGTCCAGAAGGAGAGGACGCTTATTGGATGCTCACGTCGTACAGCTTCGATGCTGGCGGAGCCGGCAACAGAACCACCTTCAAGGCCTCCACGCTCTGGCGCTCATTGAATGGGATCGACTGGGAAGCGGTGCGAGATATGGAGCCAGCGGTCGGGGTTTCATCGTACGGCGTCTCCTTCCTGAGCACGAGGACCGGCAGACTGTTCTTCCAGGTCGGGCCAGGCCTGGCCTACACCGACGAGGCCGATGATCTGATCAACGCCTCCTTCACTGGCTCGGCCGTACCCGGGAGCGGCGGGCTCGGCCGCATCGTCCCGATGTTCGGCGGAACGTTGTTGACGATCAGGAGCGGAACGCTGATTTCTGGCGGTAACTCCTACGTCTCGTGCGATGACGGCGCGAGTTGGCACGCGGGCCCCGTCGTCGTGCCAGTCAACCAAGGCGGCTTCGTCGCGAAGCTGGGGCCGAGCGAAGCGCTCGTGATCGCCCCTGGATTCACCGATCCGATCACGCAGACCGTAGCTGAATACAGCGCGGATGGCGGCGAGACCTGGGACGTGAGCGAGCCCTGGCTGGTATCTGGAAGCGGAGAGTCGCCGTGCATGCTCGAACTCATGGACGGCGCGCATCCGATCACGGTCACGCGCTCGGGCCGGTGCTTCACCAGTTCCGATGCTCCGCGCGGCGTGGCGGCCACTCGCACGGTTTGCCCCCTCGCGAACGCTGGCCTGCTGCCGGCCGCTGCGCTCCGACTGTGTGGCGCTCCAGTCTCAGTCAATCAGTGTAACTAGGAGAGTCTGATGGCCACCGACAACCTCGAAGTCGCGAACAGCGCGCTCCTCCGTCTCGGCGCGAAGAAGATCTCGTCTCTGACCGAGGACAGCGACCGCGCGCGGCTCTGCAACGCCTTCATCCATTCCGTCAGGAAGCAGACGCTGCGGGCCCACCCGTGGAATGTGGCGCTCAAGCGAGCCAAGCTGAACACCTTCCCGAACGGATCGCTCGTGGCAGGGGCCCTCACGGGCACTGGGATCACCTTCACGTCGAGCCTGCCGGTCTTCCTGGCCGGCAGAGACGAGGAAGCGCTCATCGTCGAGCACGGCACTTCGGGCCAGGGACAAGCCCGCATCACGAGTGTGACGAGCACGACCGAGGTGGTCGCCGACATCGAGACCGACTTCTCGACGACCCTGGCGATCCCGACCGAAGAGTGGCGCCTCGCGCCGTCGTGGGAGTGGACCTATCGCTACCTGAAGCCCTCAGACTACATGCGCCTCGCGAAGGTGGAGCGGACAAGCGGCATCGGCGGCACCGTGACGCAGAGCGGATTCATGTGGTCCTGGTGGACTCGCGGCCAGCGCGACAACAGCCCCGAGCCCTTCAAGGTCGAGAACGAGACGCTGGTCTCGAACGTAGGTCCGAAGACGTTCGTGCAATACATCTTCGACCTGACCGACACCACGAAGTGGGACTCGCTGCTCGAAGAGGCGATCATCTCGCTGCTGACTTTCCGCATCACCTACGGCGTGACGGGCTCGCTCCAGGCCGGCAAGACGCACCACGACGCCTGGAAGGAGTGCCTGGCCGAGGCCCGCAGCATCGATGGCCAGGAGGGGACTGGCGACGACACCGGGAGCGACGTGCTGCTCGCCGTGCGAGGGTAGCGATGGGTTTCCACGCGTACCAGACCAACTTCACCGGGGGCGTCCTCGCCCCGAAGATGTTCTCGCGGGTGGACTTCGCGAAGTACGCGAATGGCCTGGAGACCCTGGAGAACGGCGTCGTCTTCGTAACCGGCGGCGCGTCTCGCCGGGCCGGCTCGCAGTTCATCGCGAAGTCGAAGAGCACCGCGTTCGTGCAAGATACGATGGTACAGGACGACTCCTTCCAGTCAGGACACCACGACTCGGTCGTGCTTCGCGACTTCGTCTTCAACACCGACGACGCGATGGTCCTGGAGTGGGGCCCCGGGTACATCCGCTTCTTTAAGAATCGCGAGCAGGTCTACGGCTCGGGCTCGGGCTCGGAACTGGTGACGAACGGCACCTTCGACGCCGACCTGACCGGCTGGACGCTGCAGCAAGACAACGGCGGCACAGCGACATGGGTCGCCGGCCGGGCAGCCCTGGCGCCGGGCGCGGTCGGTGCTGCCGGCATCAGTCAGACGCTCTCGGGGCTCGTGCAGGGCACTCGGTACGTGATCGAGTTCTCGGTCGATGGCGGCAACGCCGACTTCGACATCGGCTCGACGCTGGGCGGCGGCGACATCTTCGACACGACCGAGGTGACTCCGGGGAACTACCGGCTCGTCTTCACGGCGCCCGGCACAACCGCGGTCATCAACTTCCTCGCGGTCGCCTCGGCGAGCACGACCTACGTCGATGGCGTCACCGTGAAGGAGGCGGTGCCGCTGGAGATCACGACGCCGTACCTGGCGAGCGACATCCGCTCGCTGCGGTTCGCGCAGAGCGCGGACACCATGTACGTCGCGCATCGGAGCCACCCACCCCAGAAGCTGACCCGGCTGGCCGACACGCTCTGGACGATCCAGGACGTGGTCTTCTCGCCGCCCCCGACGGAAGAGATCAACATCACGCCGGCTGCCGTCCTCACGCCAGGCGCGACGACTGGCTTCGGTGTTCACTTCACGACGGACGTGGCCGCATTCCTGGCCGGCGACAGAGGGCGTCAGATCTTCTCTCGCGGCGGCGTGGCCGTGATCACCTCAGTCAACACCTCGCAGGACGTGACGGTAGACATCACCTCGGCGTTCATCAGCACCGATCCCATCGGGGCCGGCTCGTGGAGCATGGATGGATCGCCGAACGCGGGCGCCACCATCTCGGCTGCCGCTCCGGTGAATGACATCATCACGGTGACGCTGGATACCGCAGGCTTCCGGTCGAACGATCTGGGCGCCTTCCTGCACATCAACGACTGGATCTTCGAGATCACCAACGTCACCAGCGACGTGCTCGTGAGCGCCAAGGTACTCAAGGTCCGAGAGGACGGAGCGGGGCTCACCGCGGTCGCAGGCTCGTGGACTCTGGAGCGCGACTCCTGGAGTGCAGAGAACGGATACCCGGAGTGCGTAGCCTTCTTCGAGCAGCGCCTGCTCTTCAGCAAGGGGCAGGGCTTCTGGGGCTCGCGCATCGGCGACTTCGAGAACTTCGGCCGCGGGCCGAACGACGACGACAGCTACTTCTACCCCATCGCGAGCGGCCAGGTGGATCTCATCCGCTGGATCAAGGCGATGGACTTCATGCTCTTCGGGACCATCGGCACCGAGTACAAGATCGATGCAGGCGTGGACCTGACGATCACGCCGAACAACCCGCCGAAGGCGAGCCCGCAGTCGGCGTGGGGCTCGGACCCGGAGCCGGATGCGATCCGGGCCGGCGCCGCTGTGATCTTCCTGCAGCGCGGCCGACAGCAGATCCGCGAGATGGGGAAGGCGTTCGAGGCCGGCGTGGACGCATACTCCGCGGCCGACATCAGCGTGCTCGCCAGCCATCTCTTCACGTCGGGCGTCACCGAGATGGCCCGCACGTCGAGCCCGGCGAGCTACCTGTTCGCCGTACTCTCGAACGGGTCCATGGCGGTCGCCACTTACGAGCGCCCCGAGAACGTGGTCGCGTGGGGAAAGTTCACGACGGACGGTCGGTACAAGAGCGTGTGCGTGATCCCCAACAAGTGCGGGTCCGGCGACGAGGTGTGGGCGCTGGTCGAGCGCACCATCAACGGACGCAGCGATCTGTACGTCGAGGTGTTCGATGGGCAGTTGAACACAGACTGCGCGCTCGTATACGAGGGAACGGACCAGACCGCAGACGGAATCGTGGGGCTCTCGCACCTGGAGGGCGAGGAGGTGGATGTTGTCCACACCTCTCTGAGCGCATTCCAGTCGAACGTGTTCCAGATGGGCGCCTTCCAGCCGGTGCATGCCAACTACTTCGTCGATACGGTCGAGGGCGGATTCATCGCGCTCCCGGTCGCATCGATTCGCGCGGAGGCGGGCCTCCACTACGAGACCACGATCAAGACGCTGAGGATCGAGGTGGGCGGCCAGTCCGGCACCGCGCACTTCCGAGCGAAGCGCTCGAATACGATCTACGTCCGCTTCCTCTGCACGCGCGGGCCCGGTGTCACCGTGGACGGCGAACTGGTGCCGGAAGAGCGGGTACTCGAAGTCCGGGACTGGACGAAGGAAGCGAACCTCGGCTGGAACCGCAATGGCCAGGTCACGATCAAGCAGACGATGCCGTATCCGATGACTGTCCTCGGGATCAGCTACGCGTACCAGATCGACGACGGCGATGCTCCAGTCGGGGACTCGAACGGATGATCGCCGACTATCGGGCAGAGCATCTGAAGGCGGCGGGCTACACGGTTGAGCGCGCCCACTTCCTCTACGAGAAGTTCCCGGCGTGGTCGGTGTTCGCCGAGGACGCACTGGTGATGGCCGGCGGCTTCATCACTCCTCACGACGGGCTCGTCGAGGCCTGGGCTATCCCGGGCCCGGCGTTCCGCTCGCACGTGAAGGAGGCCCTGCAGGCCAGCAAGGACGCGTTGATCTGGTCGCTGCCCATCGGGACGCGTCGAGTGCAGGCGCTCGTGATGAGCGACCACGCGAACGGTCATCGGTGGGCGAAGCATCTCGGCTTCACGCGCGAGAGCGAGATGCCGAAGTACGGGAAGAACGGCGAGGATGTCACGATGTACGTGTTGTTCCCTGGAGGGAGGATGCCATGGATGGCGGGGTAAGCATCGCACTGGTCGCGCTGACTGTCGCTGCGGCTGCCGCGAGCGCCTATGGGGCGTACGCGAGCGCCCAGGCCCAGCAGGACCAGTTGAAGGAGAACTCTGCTCGCGCCCGCGAGGACGCGCTCGCGATGCAGGAGGCCGGCGAAGAGGCGGCCCGCCGGCAGAGGAAGAAGGACCAGGCGCGCCTGGAGTCCTTCGGCGCCATCGCGGCTGGGCGTGGCGTTACCGCTCGCGAGGGTTCATCGCTGCTCGAAGAGTTGGACTTCGCCTCGCAATCAGAACTGGAGGCGCAGAGCGTGAAGCACGGCTACGAGCTACAGGCCCGCCAGAAGCGACAGCAGGCGGCAGACTTCAAGTGGCAGGCGAACAAGATCTCACCGGAGATGGAACTCGGGAAGTCGCTCCTTGCCTCGGCCGGCAGCATCGCGGGCTCGTACTCGACGGCTGGCCTCGGTGCTCAGACCGGCGGCGGCCTCACCGCGGCCGGATCAGCCGGCATGACGGGCTCCACCTACAGCGCCTACCAGGCTTACCGGGCAGGCGAGCGAGCGAGCTACTAACATGCCCATCTATCCCCGTGAGGCAGCGTCCGTCGGAGTCCCGACCGCCAGCACGCCTGGCGCCCCGCTCAATCCTCGCCCGTCGCAGATCCAGGCGCTGGGCCAGCAAGGCGAGCGCACCGCCGCGATCCTGACCGAAGTCAAGCAGAAGCGCGACGAATTCAAGGACGAGACGGCGGCGCAGCAGCGCTACATGCAGGCGCTGCTCGATATGGAGGGCATCAACGAGGAACTGCAGAAGCCCGCGAACGCCGAGGATGCGAAGGCCTTCTTCGAGCGCGAGACCGCAAACAAGAAGCCGGCGTGGTTCGAGGGGCTGTCGCCGCGGGCACAGTTGAAGCTGGAGACCAAGCTATTCCC